TTGGCCTCCACCTTGTCCACCACCGACACCGGGAGATTGGCCTCCACCTTGTCCACCACCGACACCGGGAGATTGGCCTCCACCTTGTCCACCACCGACACCGGGAGATTGGCCTCCACCGCCGCCAGCGCCGCCCACCTGACCGCCTAACATAGAAAATAGGATAGTACCAGCCTCAAACTTAATTATATCACTCTTTATATTAATCTGTTTTCCTGAAAGATTAATATCTCCATTTCCTTTAGTATTTTCAATTTTTATTTGCTCTTGTTGTTGTGTGATTTGTTCACGAGTACCAGAACCAATTCCCTGTGCTTTACGTAAATCAGAATCAGTATAATGTTTTTGACCGTATTTCTTCTGGCGTTCTAATTCGTTTTCACCTACATTTAGAGCAGTTGGTGCCACTGTCTTATAAAGAGCATAACCTGCTGCAGCAGCAATTGCTGCAGGAAGTGCAGCAACTATTGCACCTCCAATACCACTTAATGCAGTACCAATACCTGCAGCGGCAGTAGTGGCAGCGGCAGCAAGACCTCCAGTCATTCCAGCTAAAAGTGTTGGTCCAAGTTTACTTAATTCACTTAATAATGGAGATAACTCATCTTTCTTTACCTGCATTGGTTTAGAATTATCATTACCTGCTGTTGGACTACCACCGGCAGCAGTTTTATTATAATCCATCTTATCAAAGTAATCAGACATTGTTTCTAATAATTGATTTGATTTATCAACACTATTAACAATGGAAGATGATACTGATACCAGTTTATTTAAATTTTGATTTGATAAAGATGCTTGTTTAACACCTTCAGATATATTTTTATTAAGAATACCAAAAGATGATCCCATCTGTTGGTTCATCTGATTGATAGCTACAATAACTGATTCTGTTTTAATTTGTTTTGGTGTTTGCATTTCATAATTTTGGGAATTTAAAATGTTTCCGGTTACAGCAGACAAGATACTTCCTATACTTGAACTGTAACCACCATTGTTTTGACCACCAGATAATGCACCCGAAATAACTCCAGAACCAAATACTTCTTGGGCACCACCTCTAAGTGCATTAGTTGCCATACCTGAAATAACACTACCGGCCATTTTTAATACAGAAGAACCACCACCAGATTTTGGTGTTGGAATTACTGGATCTGATGATGGGGTTGTTGATTCTTCTGCCATTTTTTACCTTTATACGTCTGCGCCTGTAGTATTTACAGGCGCTCCATTATCTACTGCTGGTGTTGTGCTTACACTATTAGTAGGTGTAGTTGTTGTTGTTGTAGGTTGCTGTGCGCTTTGTGTTAGTGTATTAAAATGATTTTCCATTACCTTTAATGAACCTTGCATATGATTAAAACTTGCTTGTCCATTTGCTGCGGCACCGGGAATATTACTAAATGCTTGCTGTAACATATTACTAATTATTGAAAGTACTGGTTGTATTTTTAGTAATGCTGCAGGTGTTAATTGGGTTGATACAGATACTGGTAAAGTCGAGGCATTAGTTGTAATTGATTTAACAATATTATTTATTGAAAGTGTCAAGTTTGTGGAGTTAACCAAGCTCGCAAACATTGATGGAAGATTACCATTACCTGAAGCCATAGATACTGCATCAGTGATATTTTTTAATCCTGTGATACCTTTTAATGCTCCTTGAATTGAACCCGATAGATTATTCGGATCGACTTGAGCAATCAAATTGAGTATCTTTTGACCGGGAGCAAACGGCATACCTCCAATACTAGGAACAGTTGGAAATTTAGCGATCTTAAAAGGTAATGCAGCGTTTAATATAGAAATTGCATTTAATGCTTCACTAACATGACAATTTTGTAAGATTGTATTAAAATCTTTACCCATATTAGTTTCATTAGGTGCACCTGTTTTTTGTACACCACGAGCATTATGTGCCACATCATTTTGTAGACTTGGACTGGAATTGGCCTGTTGCCCATAACTAGAATATGGATTTGGTTGGTTTGATTGTTGAGTGTTTTTTTCAATTTGTGCTCTAGGAATAGTACCAGTAAATACTGGAATAGTCTGTTGGGCATCTGCCCATTCACCTGAAACAGTAGATCCGACCATAACACCAGTTGGTGAAGTTCCAATATGGTTGATTGATGCTGAGTTAATTGACGCTTTAGGACCAGCCCAAGGTAATTGATTATCAGGAATGTTTACTTTGTCATCATGAACACCAAAAATTCTGACTTGTATTGCACCACCTTTTAATGGATCATCGCGTGAAACTACTACGCCTGTCCAATTTCCATATGTTCCAATTGATGAGCCGAATGTACCAGTCATATTATTTCCCTTGACAGTTTATACTAAATATAATATCATACTTTATTATTTATTTAAAAAATAGAGGATTATTATGGACGACTACCGAATTTATGCAACTTCAACTGTTAATCTTGGAATTTATTGGTGTGCAGTTCTTTTATCTAAAGATCATATTGAAGATGAGTGGGAAAATGAGACGCTGGCTATCTTTCATTATGATAGATTAAGTGCGGTAGAAGAAGCCATAAAATGGGCGGATGAACAAGAAATTGAATATGTTGAAAGGTATTAGACGTTATTAGTACCAGATGTAGCACATTGTGTATTTGCTAAGTCAAGTATGCACGTGTACTGTGGTTTATGATCTGATGTTAATATAATATGTCTAAGGTCGGTAATTAACCAGTTTCCAGTTAACACTGGATCTAGATAGGAATTACCAGTAGAACCATCAACTTGCATCATTTGTAATGTAATCACATCACCAGCTTTGATTGTTGAATCTCCAAAGATTCTCACAGTCATTTTTAGTTGGTCAAGGTTGGCAACGAATGCTTTCTGATTATTTAAAAAATCTGCGATAAAATCTGGTGGTTTACGAGAATCGGTAGGAATATGTATAGATTGACCAGCAGATTTAGCAAACTGAGCAATGAAGTTTGCTGAGTTTGTTATTATATTCATGGCGGCTGGCTGTAACAAATTATTAACAAAGTTCATATTCTTCACGTCCATCGTTTTTGTTACAGACGCGAATGCACCACTACCAATTTTACTTGGTGTATTAAATTGTTCAGGTAGATTATAGCCAATTAGATTCCTAAAAATTACACGGTATATTGAATCTGCTGTGATGGAATTATTGGTGTATGTTGCCACGGAAGTACCCTTCAACATACCTTCCAGTGTCTTGAAATTAAACCCTGCCTGATTTTCAAAGAAAACAAATGATGATGATTTGTTTGTTGAAGATGCAGAGCGTTTAACCAAGTCATGAATAGCTTCAAATGGTTTTTTATTTTGTACAATATATTGTTGAATACCCATTGTCGCTTCGGTAATCACTTTTTTTGATGATTTAAGGAAGGTTGATACAATATCCGTTATCATATTATGAATATTGGTATTATATGATTTTTGAATCAGTGTTGATTTATGTGTGTTAACTTCAGTAGCAACACATTCTAGGTTGTATTCTTTTGTTTTTTGATTAGTGGTAGGACTTGCGTCCTTCATAGATGCTACAGAGAATGTATATGTTGGTCCTGCAAGAGATGGTGTATTGAAAGATATTGTTACAGTTTCTTCACCAATGAGTGGCAGAACCGCAGCAAAGTTTTTATCTTCCATAATAGTAATATTTGCATTAACTCCAGGTATCACAGTCGATTCGTATATGCTTATTTGTTGATACAGTTGAGATAGATCAACAGAACCTTTAGGAGATGTTAAAAATATACTATTGAGACTCACGTCTCCTGGCATCATCATCATTTTACGAATCCATGTTCATAAGATTGTTATAAGCGGTAAAAGCATATACAGCATCCAAGAGGTGGACTGCTTGTTTAGTGGCATTTTCTTCATCTAATAAATCATACACATAAGCAGCTTCATAATAAACTATTTGATCTGCTGGAATAACTTGGCTTAGAAGTGTAGCATATGAAAAGGAAACGACAGCACCATTTGATGCAACATTACTAAAATCTGATCGTAATTGTACGTATTGAGCATTGGTGCCAACCGTGGATGTGTTAGAAGTTTGGTTGTTAAACGTGATAGACGTGTCATTTAGTTGAGTTCCTTCATATGTAATTATTAATGTAGACGAATTGGACGAGACGACTGAAGCCGCCAATGTAGTATTTGCACTGGTAGTAAAAGTAACAGTATCATTTACATTAAAAGTGTTAGAAGTATTAGTAGAATATTGTACTAGTCTGTTCCAGTTACCTTGAACATTATTGACTACTATATTAGTTGTATTAGAAGTGATTACTTCCGCTGAACCTACCATATTATTGGCAAGAACAAAGGATACTAGATCACCAACACCGGGAATAGTATTGGAGGTTGGATCTAAATTTAAAGTAACTATCATGTTTGTATTAACGTCAATATTTGTATTTGACCTTGAATAATTTAATACATTAAAATTGACATCATAATTTGCTGCCCAATATGATTGTTGTCCTACACCAAGAGCAGAGTAACTGGAAGGAGAAATAACAGAAAAATCACTATTCCAATTAGTTCTCCATTTCATGATTTTTCTTTGTGTGTATTCAATGGTTCCATAATTTGCTATTACGAAATTATAAAAGTCATCTGAATCCATATGCCATCCGGTAACTGGATCTATCACACCATTGGCTAACCACACAAGCCATGAATAATATGAATCGTTATAATATTTGTCTGCTATAATATCTGGTCTTTGACCATCCTGAAGGTCGATAGGATAAAATACCATAGGATTATCAGCTACAGAATCGAGTATCTTTTCTCGACGGGTTATATCAATACAATTATATGAATTGTATTGTATTTTTGGAAAACAATCAAAATATCTGGCTACCATAATTTAACTCCTTAAAATACAACGTTTTGTGTTGGGTAATAATTTTTCATCCACAGTTGTACTTCCATAAAGGTTAATTTTAATTCAATTTCTGCTGGAGCTTGTGTTCCTTGGAAGAATGCAGGTTTTCCTGCAGGAGCATAATTAACTACACAATCTTTTAATACACAAGGAGCAAAGAGATATAAAGAATCACTATTAGGATAAAGAACTGGTTGAAATAGATCTGGATATGTTAAGAAGGCACCACCACCAGCACCTAATCCGGGAAGTTGATGATATTTCAATGTGTTAATGATTTGTTTAACAGTGGTTGATTCTTGAGCGTTTTTTGGTGAGAACTTCCATATAAATGAGTGTTCCTTAAATGCAGGAGATTCGAAAAGAACAGTTAGAAATGGATTTGATGCTTGTCCTAATGCTTGGGCAGCAGCAGAACCTCCACCACCAACCACAGTACTTAAACCACCTTGTGTAGCAGTTAGAAGTGTACCTTCTATACCGGGACCACCGGGACCACCCATTGCTTGAGATTCAAGAATTGCTGCTACTGCAACATTTCTTGATACTGTATTAAATTGAATTGAAGTTGCATCTGTTAAGTTTGCTGGAACTGGTAAACATATTGTTGCAGTAGATTGAAGTGTAACTGGGACTAACATAGATGGTCTCTGGTATGCGGAGATCATCAAAGACATATAATAAACGCCACCATCAGGAGGAAAGCGTAAAATACCATAACCATTCTGTTGATTAATCACAGCCTGTGGATTTTGAAGTGAATTTAATTGTACAGGTGTCGCTAGTGATTTAATAGCAGCAATGCCATTATTAAATGCAAGTGTAGGATTTCCAAGAGGACTCGCATTTGCATCTGCATTTATATTATAACTTGTTTGAATTGGATCAGCCAAAGATTATACCTCTAATAAATAGTCATGTATTATTATTTATAGAAGAAAGTTGTTATGAAGTCGAATAAAGGCTATTTTAAACCATTTAATCCACAAAAATATAAAGGTGATCCAACAAACATCGTTTATAGGTCTTCGTGGGAACTACGAGTGATGTCGAGGTTTGATACCGATCCGAACATACTCGAATGGGCGTCTGAAGAGTTCTCCGTTCATTATCGATCTAAGTCAGACGGAAGGGTTCATAGATACTTTCCTGATTTTCGTGTTAAACTAAAAGATAAAGATGGTAAGGTTAGAACAATTATTATAGAGGTTAAACCATTGCGCCAAACACTTCCTCCAGTTAAACCAAAGGTAAAGAATCCAAAATCAGATAAAAGGTTCTTTACAGAGTGCCTGGAATATGCTAAGAATCAGAGCAAATGGGAAGCGGCTAAAATTTATTGTAAGGAAAGAGGATTTGAGTGGCTTGTTATGACAGAAGTGGAGATATTTGGGAAGAAGTTCTAGTATTTATGTGTTCAAATCCTTTATAACCAACTCTACCAATGATGTGGATATTTTCATTAAAATCTTCTTTTTTTATTCTTCTATGTTTTTTGTTTTCTTTTTCTGTAACCCAAATTAATTTGCTAATATTTTTTGACATTGTTTCTTTTGTTTCTTTTGTATGTTTTTTACCAGTCATTCCAGTAGTAGTATTTTCTCTTCTCCAAGCAGCAAGTTTTTCAGCACGTTCTTTAGTATATTCACCACGTTTTCCTCCATGATGAGTTCTAGGGCTTCTTCCTAATTTCCAATTTTCGTTGAATTCTGAAATTTCATGGAGATATATTTGTTTTTCTTCTAATGTTTCTTTATTATAAATCCATTTTTTATTTCTTTTTGAAGATGATAACTTTTCTTTTATTTCTTTTGTTCGTATATAAGGTGTCATTCCAGAAATACCTTCACCACCTGCCGTCATATTATAATGTGGTTTTAGTATAGCTATCCAATAAATTTCACGTTCATTAAGATTTTCTTTTTTATTGACTTCTTCTATAACTTCGAATATAAAAGATTCTTCACCATATTTCAATAATGCAAATTGAAAATGGGTTAATGGTTTATTATGACGTTGACAATACTTTACACTACCTTTATGTTCTGTCCATCTTTTATTTGGATTTTTGTGTACTGTTTTACCAATATAAAAATCCCCATTTGTTTTGTTAATTATCTTATAAATATACAAAACACTCTCCTTTCTTTTATTTATAGAAAGACCACTCTTGACAGAGCAACATATATATGGGGATAAAAATTAATATGGTTTATCTTTTTCAGGCAATGGCCAAGGCGCGTAGGCTTGCTGGTATTCCAAAGAATGCCTCCACACGGCCACAGGCATCGGCATGGTATAGGGAACAGGCACTGGCTGCTACAAATGCGTCTGGTTCAAGAATTAAAGAGTCGGTTAATTCATCACAGACACTTAATAGAATAAATGATAATCATATTGGTAAGATGTATTTCTTCATGTATGATCCGAAACACAAAGCCACATTACCTTATTATGATACTTTTCCTCTGATCTTTCCTATTGAGTTGTATAAGGATGGTTTCTTGGGTATCAATTTACATTACCTTCCACCTATGGCTAGGGCAAGGTTAATGGATGCCTTATATGAGACAGTAAACAATAAGAGATATGACGCCACCACCAAATTAAAAATTAATTATCAAATATTAAAAGGTGCTAGTCAATATTCTGCATTTAAACCTTGCATCAAAAGATACTTATTCTCCTTCATGCGCTCGAATTTTATTAGAATCAATCCTGAAGTATGGGATTATGCGTTGCAACTTCCCGTGGCTAACTTTCAAAAACAATCACAGGAGACTGTTTGGCTCGAGAGTATGTTAAAGTTTTAATTTTTACCTTGACATCTTCAATAATTAATCTATAATATAAGGCTGAGAGGATTATATCATGAAAATGTTGAAGGTAAAGGTTTCGAGCCTTGCTTATGAACTGATCAGAAAGAGATCCGTCACCAGTACAGTAAGTGGTGGAACTCAACTACCTGATGGAAATTGGCTTGTTGAACTGTCCCCTGATACTGTGGCAAGACTGGAAGAGCATGGTTATGTTTATGAGACCGTCTCAGACACTATTGAACGGTTGTTTTCGCCCAAGAATTGAGGATTATATTATGAAAATGTATGTAATAATGAATGCAGTCGGTAATATAGTCGGTGTCTATTCTTCAAAAACGAAGATGCTCTTGAACATTATTTTAAATGGATTGATGATCGTCCAATGCTACCGGCACGAGAAGTTGCAATGAATCGTGTTAAAGATGAAAACAACGAAATAATTAACTTGATGATTCGATTAATGAATGGAGAATAAAAATGAGTTTAGAAGCATTAAATGCCTTATATGGTTGGATTGCCGCTCGTAAGGCATATGAAAGCGCACTTAAACCAGATGATGAATATACTTCTGATGACTTGAGAGAATTGTGCAGTTTATCATCTAAAATGTATGAGGCAGAAGATAAATTATTTGCACTTATGACTTAGATAAGTGTTGACATAAATAGAATTGCATTATATAATTTATTAATTATGGAGATTGATTATGACGCCGTTGTGGAAACTACCTCACGCCACAGTACCACACCCAAAATATCCAGAGATTGAAGTTAGGCTCACTGGTTTTGATGGAAACATATTCTCAATCATGGGCCGAATTAGTAAGGCGATGTTTGAGGGAGGAATAGAACAGAATATTATTAAACAGTTCATTGATGAAGTATCCGAATCGGATTCATATGAAAATGCACTAATTGTGTGTCGGAATTGGGTCTGGTGTTTTTGATGGCACACGACTGTAATACGTGCAAATATTACCCTAATAAATGTTGGGGTGATTTTAGAGGGTGTAATATGTATAAGCCCCATCAGATAAGTTTTACTGGAGTTGCCTTATTTTTACTCCTAGTAGTAATATTCTATGGGGTAATAATCTTTCTAGCGATTGTATGAAAATGGCAAGTAAATTATTTGACCATCCAGACGTAGGACGTCGTGTACGATCTAAAGCAATAGGTATCTGTCCAGAATTTGATGGTGTAATTATGGAAGTATGGATTCAACATAAGGTACATTATCTTATTAAAGATAAAGATGGTAAGGGATGGCATAGAAACAGGAGTGATATTCTTTTATGGTATTGAAAAATAAAAAGTTAATTAGTTGCTCACGTTGCGATAAGACGCCAGAAGAAGGTGCATCGTTAAAGAAATGTGGAGTTCATATGTTTATTTGTTCTGCTTGTATTGCAGGAAAAGGAGAGAAAGTTTATGAGAGGATATGATGATCGTTATGATGATATTGATTGGAATAGTGGCAGTATGTTTAAAGAAGATCCAGTTGAATTATCATTAAATGATATGTGCAGTACTATTATTTTGAGTATTAAAAGGTTACAAAATCTTCAAAAGGAATTACAGGCTGCTGGTGTAGATTATGATTTGATTAAGAATATTCAGAGAATACATACTAATTTGAGTACAGATTATAGTATTTTTGTCAAAACATTAAATAATGCTATTGACTCAACACCCTCATTATATAATTAAAAAGGAATATGGTTTGAGTAAATTTTATGGTTCATTAAATGATAAAGTAAAAGTTTATATTGACCAGAATGTTTTGGATAATAAGAAACTTGCCACTCATCGGCATAACAAAAGAAATACTGAATATCTGTACATTGGTACAGCAGAACTACAAGTATCGTCTCAGCCACATCTTTCAGAAGGCACAGAACTGGCAGTTTATCGTTCAATAAAGGATGGAAAACTCTATGCTCGTCCTTGGAGTGAGTTCAATGATGATAATCGATTTACAAAATTATAATAGAGGACAAAGATGTTAGTATCACCAGATAAGAAAGTTAAATTATATTTCGGTAGTTGTTTAGATGTATTACCAACATTAGAACCAAACTCTATTGATTCTTGTGTCTGCGACCCGCCCTATGAGATTAATTTCAAAGGTAATGCTTGGGATAACAGCGGTGTTGCTTTCCAAAAGGAAACTTGGGAAAAGGTATTCCGTGTATTGAAGCCGGGAGCCTTCCTACTTGCTTTCTCTGCCACTAGAACTTATCATCGTATGGTATGTGGTATTGAAGATGCCGGATTCGTTATTAAGGACCAGCTAGGTTGGGTTTATTCCAACGGTTGGCCAAAGAATTTAGATATTTCTAAGGCAATGAAGAAGAATGGTATTCCAAATGCCGAAGATTATCGTGGTATTGGAACTGCTTTGAGTCCTTCATGGGAGCCAATTGTTCTTGCACAGAAGCCACTTGAAGGTACTTATATTGATAACATCTTAAAATATACTTGTGGTGGACTTAATATACATGAGTCAAGAATTGGTGATGAAGTTCGTACACATCCTTTGACACCTATTAATTTCTTTGGTATTGATGCTGGTGAGCATAGAGGTGAGATTCAGGAATATGTAGGCAGATGGCCTAAGAACATAATCCATGACGGTTCTCCTGAAGTTGAAAACACATTCAAAGAGAGTACATCGATTCGGTCAAAAGAAAATCCAGCACGATACTTTTACAGCGCAAAGGCATCAACAAAAGAAAAAGAAAATACTTCTCATTCTACTGTTAAGCCTTTGGCATTGATGAGATACCTGTGCAAGTTAGTCACTCCAAAAGGTGGAACAGTATTGGATCTGTTCGCTGGTTCAGGTACGACTGGCGCGGCGGCTCGAAAGGATGGTTATAAAAGCGTTTTAATCGAGCTAACGCCTACCTTTCAGGGCGATATCGCGCGTAGGCTAGGGCTTAACCCTGACTTTAATAGCGTTGATGAGTCAATCGATACGGATGCAGATTATGTAGAGAATGCACCACCTGCCGATCTAGTTTCGTTCTTTGATGATTAAGGAATATGTAAATGTGGTCAAAATATCCAGATAATGAACCATTAACTCCGGGTTATTATTACACTTATTACTACTATACAGAAAAGGATCGACATTTTTATAAAGCCCACTATTGGAATGGTGGTGAGTGGATTTGGAATAGGGGTAGAGTTCCAGTTGTAAAAGGGTTTATTGAAGAATCATATAACCCATATTATGTACCATGTACATTATGGGGATATGAGGAAGAAAGAACAGATAGAATTGGGATATTTCCAGAGGATGTGGATGTAAAATGCGATTAGTTATTCTTGAAAGTCCCTTTGCGGGTGATGTTGAAACGAATATTAAATATGCTCGTTCCTGTGTTCGTGATAGTGTTTTACGAGGTGAGAGTCCGATAGCAAGTCATCTACTCTTTACACAAGAAGGGATATTAAATGATGATATTGAAGAGGAACGCAATTTAGGTATTGCTGCCGGGCTGGCATGGAGAAGGGTTGCTCAATGTTCTGTAGTTTATATCGATAATGGTATCAGCCGGGGAATGGAGTATGGAATTAAAACTGCAAAGGATGCAGGTATTCCAGTTGAATATAGGAGTTTATTTTATGGCCGAATTTCGTAAGTTTTATATCAAAGGTGTAAAGGGATCAAAAACTATAGACGAACTAAGAGTGGATGATATTTTTATTTACACTGAGGATGATGACGACGACGGTGAGAGTCATGGTTTATATAAGTGTACTAAGACATGCTACCTTAATGAAGAAGGTAAACGTGCAGTTGAAGTGATTCCAGTGAGGGAAGATTATGAGTGCAAATGATGGACTTTATTGGGCACCACGCCTAACTGATGGCATTGATGTAATGTATTATATGGCATATAATAACTGGTTTGCTTATTGTAATGCAGTAAATGCGCTTTATAAACCATTTGATTATGAATGCTTGCAGTGGCATTATGATTTTGCCGTAAAAGATGGAATTGTTTTTTGTTAATGAATAGGGATATATTATGACTGAATGGAATGATCCAATAGAATATCCTGAATATAATAAACCATTACCTTCTGAATCAAATAGGAGGCATCAAGGAAGTTTAGATGCCGCAGCAAAGAAACCTGCTTTATCAAGAGATAAACATTATCTAATTGGTTATAATTTATATTTAGATATGATTAATAGAAAGAAATAAATGATAACTTTTCGTGAAGCCTCAACTAACATACTCATTAAGTACTCTGTCAATCCTCTCTTTACTGAGTTTATGGAGATGGATCTAATTAATAAGGATGTGATACTCGCGGGAGGATCACTCCGACATCTTTTTAATGAAGATGAATTGATCTGCGATTTTGACGTATTCTTTACCAATAGAGAATCTGCTATTGAGACAGGTTTGATCTTAGAAAAAAATGATTATAAGATTATCGTTAAATGCCCATTAGGTCATCTAACGACATATAGGAAGATAGCAAAGTTCAGTTGATTACAGAAAGAACTTATTTTGGTGTTCAAGATCTAATTGATAGTTTTGATATTACTGCCTGTAGATTCGCCTATGATGGTACTAACATCCATACATATTATTCCGCCATCCGGGATGTTAAAAATAAGGTTATCAATCTGCATACTATTACTCATGCTGCAGCGACGTTTAAACGTATCCTAAAATATCAGACGAAAGGATATAATGTTTCAAGAAGCTGTATCTCGAAGTATGTGGATACAATATATCAATCAGGCATCAACGGTAAGGAATTGGATATGCGTTTTTATATAGATTAATGGTGTGGTTGAAGATACAAAAATACCGACATCAATAATTGATGTCGGTATTTTGTTAAATATTATAGCGTAGCGCATCAAGAAATCGGTTAAGTTTGACCTGTTCAGCTAATTTGCTATGTTGAAACCAACCTTCAACAAACTCACGTGCCATTCGCATTTTCCAAGGGTGATTGTTGAATATCCCTAAATGATCATATGACCATTGACGAATTATTTCATCCTCCAGCATAGCTGAAATGGTGCCTTCTTCATCGTCTACAAGTATTAATCTCTGTGTCATTTTACCTTCCCCTATTAGCTTCTTTTAACCCCACCTGAAAAGCTAAACGAGTCAAATTATAAACGAACAGGTCAAACTCTTCACGCATTTCTTTTAGAGTCGTAGCAGTTTTGTTTCGAAGATAATGTTCGAACACCTCTGGTGGTTGATATCCCTTGGTGGAGTTGCATTTATAACATGCTACCACAACGAGTCCTTTATCAACCACTTTAGTGAACCGCTTTGGCTCGTAATGGTCACGAGTTCGAAGTGCTTCCGGGTTATTCTTTGCCTCTGGTGTTTTGGCCTTGTAAGTAAGTTGTTTGCAGTAATAGCAGGTAGTCATATTATAAATCCTTCAGAAGTCAAAAACCATTTGAAGTTTTGGTGCTAATTTTTTGAGTCGGTAGGCAAAGTATCCACCAACACAATTATCATCCCATCTAACAGTAATAAGGGTAGTATCATCGTATTGATTAGGAGGAATATGAAGAACTACTCCTTTTTCACCAAATTCTCTAACACCATGATTATACTCATTAAAGATGACGATTTCACCTACACTAAATTGATGTAACTGCATATCACTTCTCCATCAGAATTCGAAGGTCATCTGCAACTTTTGATATTTTGCAAGGCGATAAGCATAATAACCATTCGAAAGTTTATCTTTTTCCCACATGACAGTGACCATAACTTCTGCACCATCTAATATATCATCTATATAAGTAACTATTCCTTTTTCCCCATATTCACGATAGCGAGAATATTGTCCACCGTGTTCATTCCATATGACAGTATCATCAATTTGAAATTCGCATAACATATCACTTCTCCATCAGAATTCGAAGGCCATCTGCAGTTTTGGTGTGACTTTCTTGAAGCGCATCGCCAATGTTCCAAATTCAGGCAGATTATTGATATATATCATTTGATACTCACCATGAGAATCGTCATCGGTGGCAGTCACCGTAACAATTTCGCCTTCTGCTATCGTGTTCCCAAAACATCCTCTACGATATCTGTTATCGGTAAAGATGAGTTTATCACCAACTTTAAACATGATTCTATCCTTTAGAAGTCGAAGGCCATCTGAAGTTTTAGTGCTGGTTCAAAACGAGAGGAATATGCACCAAGATTAAAATTATCAACACGAACTAATGTAGTGTCTCCAGCATATTTTGGTGGATCAACTTCACGTACAGTAAAAATTTGTCCTTCAGAAGTACCATAGAAATGATTTCTACGATAATAGTCATCTTCCCTTCTGAATCTGACTTTATCTCCAACATGAAAGTTACTCATAACACTTCTCCGAAGTCAAAAACCATTTGAAGTTTGGTTATTATTTCAAGTCGACGGACATACATAGTATGTACCTCATAATGTAGATCAAATTTTACATCAACCATGTTGTCAAAATTAGGCTCCGTCAGCACAGTTCCAATATCTCCGTAATCAGCTTCCCCATAATGGAGAGAGATTAATTTGACTCGGTCACCTTTTTTCATGCCACTTCTCCAAAATCGAAAGCCATCTGCATTATCTCTCTAGAGATTATCACTCGGAGTTGCAGCAACCAACAGTTTTTATTACACTCATAACCAATGAATTCAACTCGAATAAATTGGGATCGATTAATCTCTATAATATATCCAATACTTCCTATCGGAACAGATACTCGATCCATATTATATGGGCGACCAATTAACTGGACCCTATCACCAACTTTAAAATTGAACATATTGATCATCCCTTATTAGTTTATAGAATAGCACCTCCTTAGATGCTATCTATATAAACTTACTTGGAATTAGCTACCTTCTTTTCAAGAGCAGGTTCACCCAATAAACCTCTATACCGCTTCCTTCCCATTTTCTGGTCATTATATCTACGCTTGCGCAGGTAATGGGTCGGTTGCTTATACTGCCATGACTCTTGAATAGCAGCATCAAGAGTATCAAACGGGATTCCAAAATCTTTGAAGCCCTGCTTAATCACATGAAAATAGTAATCATTGGGAGGTAGGATTCCTTTTTCATTCATGGTATAGGTTAGCACTTCTTCACCATGATAGTCAAAGTATTCCTTGCTATACAGGTAGAAGTCCACACCTTCGTAGATATCAAGAGCATCTTCACACTCTTTTGTAATCTCCCATAAAGCACCATCAAGTGTGCTACCGGGACATTGTTCAATGTCAGCAACACCTCTGAATACCAATTTAAAATCCTCAATTTTGAGTCTTTTAATTGGTTCAGCTTTTGGACATCTCTTGAGCATTTGCTCCATGTTCAAATTGCTTCCGTATGCGTAGTAAAGCATTTTCACTTTCTCCATGTTATAGAACTATATTACCACACCACTGCCATCTAATCAAGTGATAAGATAATAACTAAATTAAACACATGGTAAGGGAAGTATTTCATTCCCTTACTATTTGCTTAACTTACGTTGACTTGGATCAACAACCCCGCATCTTTTAGATCTTGTACGAAGTCCATAATCTTTCCGGTTCGAATAGTTCGGCCAGTTTGAATATGTGCCCTTCGTGCCACATCTTCCATGAAGCGTATTGTTGAATTTGTTGGACTATATGAAGCATTTTGGAGGTCTTTAACGAATTGCCTATCGTTAGGACTCCAAAATGCTTTTCCATCATTTGTTATGTACATTACTCAGCCTCGATTCACGCAAAATGCGCTATTCTAGCGTTGATATAATTAGCAGTACTTTCTTCAAACTGCATTATATCAAAGAACGTTTGTTTATTAAAGGTGAAATTATGGGAAATATGATTCCTTTCAACTTGATCCCGATTCAACCAATAACGTGTGCTTGTTTTATTAGTGAACCAATCGCGCTTCTTCTTGGACTTAACACTCAACCCAAGTTGTTTAATAAGGGATGCGCATTGAGTCAGGTTTCCAGAAGCATTACCGATTGCAACATTATATTCCGCAGTGGTAACACCAGATGGACGCATCAACATTTCAACGAACAAGTGACGGTTCGTTCCACGACGGCAAGGATTAACAAAATTTCCGTTGACCCTCGAAGACCTTGCAGGTGTCATTATATTAGCGGGAAGACCTTGTTTTGATCTATCCACCATCGACATGCAAAGTTTGATCCAGTTCATGATTTTCTTATAGTCTAATGAACCGGCATGCTGCCTAAATTCAACCGTACCATGACGCCAGTAAGATTGAATGTTCAACTTCATGTAACGATAACCACCGGAAATGTCATACTGATTCCCGATGACATTTCCAAGCTCTTCCAGTGTTGTAGCATTTGCAATGCTTTCCAAGGAAACAACGTTGCTCTTGCAATACGTTGCATTTTGTTTACGTCTGCTTTCCGGCATTATGGTGTCGATAAGTGGTTCATAACCAGAATACAAACTGAACAGGTTCTTGAAGAAGTCAAGGTTTTCGTCGCGCACACCGATATGAACGTGTACACCACACTTTTTGTCAATTTTACAACCAATGAACTTCAACACCTTACATACTTCGGCCAACTGTTTCAGACCATCGTCACCCATAAGAATGGGAGAAACCAGTTCGAGACCATGTTCATAGTCTTCCAAGGAACCATCAGTCACCATTTTCCAATATGGGCGAGTGTGATGATTATAGAAACCATCTTCTTTGGAATCGATACCCATATCTTTAAGTTTGGCGATGATTTTCTTTTTGGATTCTGCGCCGGGCTTGTTCTTCGGAAGGTAGAACTCCAGCTCAACACCAAATGTTAACGCTTGGTTCAAAAGGTGGTCCTCCTCACTAAAAGAGTCACCAAAACCTTCGACTTCTTCACCAAATAAAGTTCTTGTGACTTCATGAATTACCAGTTGACGATGGGGAGTGATATATTCATCAGACCCAATTGTGTTTTCATCAACGACACTGCCATCCAAAGTAGCGCCATCCAGCATTGTATGCTGCATATTAGCGCCAGTCAAGATAGCATTCGTCAAATTGGCTCCACGCAAATTCGTGAAGTAAAGATTTGCACCGGAAAGGTCAGCATTTGACAAATCCGAATAACTAAAGTCGGCATAACGAAGGTCTACATCAGCCAGATTTGCGAAAGACAGGTTACTAAACGAATGTCCATCCTGACGCAAATCAAATTCTGTTTCAAAGATTATTTCGTTGTCCCGTCTATCCCTAATAATAGCCATGACCAAACATCCTTTATTTTTGTATCATTTAAGATGATACTCTATCTCAAAGACACAGTCAACCGGAGATTAGTTCACTTCTCTATTCTATTCTAGATTCCATTTATCTCTCCAAAGTGTTGAATTTTGTTAAAATCTATCTCCTTTTATTTAAAAACAGCACGAAATACACCCCAAATGAACCGCACGATGATCACACCAATAAATCCACCAATAACAGTTCCAACTGTCACCGGACCTTTATTTGCTGCTTTTTTAACAGCAGGAAGTCGTTGCGCACGTTGCACTGGAACGACTCTTCGTCTTCTAGTTGTCATTTCACCCTCCTTACATAATAAAGCATATAATAGATGGGCAGTATTTCATGCCCATCGATATATAATTCATTCGTAATAGGGACGTTCTTCTGGATAATAATCAGGAGGGAACTTGTCTTCATAAAAACAAGCAGTATATTCCCCTTGACTTAATACAGAAGAAATTGATCGCCTTCCTTTGTTAACCCATTTACAAAGTCTTCGATTATAACGGAAGCAAAACTTTTCCGCATGATCTTCATCATCGAAGGCAAATATCCTCCTTCCTTTTTCACGTTCACCACATCCATAGTACCAGCCGCCTTCTTCTGCCCCACCGTAGGCAAGATCCGTTAAATAAACGGTCACAAAGTAAAGATGCTTCATTTTACTTGCTCCTTAGTCCGTTTCAGTGAACACATCAACCGTGATCATGTAATCACAAGTGAATTCATTGAAACGTGGACTGTAACATTCACGCCATTTTCTATGCTTTGTTTTCAATTCTTCCTTTTTTTCGACACATGCTTTAAAACTGGCTGGTCCAAATTCATATTGATAACCATAACCATAACCAGCACCTTTCTCTTTGGAAAAGAGATAACATGAATTGTTGGACATTAGCTATCCCCATCGTTTATAAGTCTCTGAGCAGCAAGCATTCCATCAAGAAATGCTGCCATTTCACTTTTAGTAAGGGAATTGTAATTCCCGTTAATGGATCGAACACCTGTTGAGTTGTGACACAACTGTTCCAGATCCCAACCAGAAGTGTTTTCAACCAGACAAACATTATCATGCTGTGGCTGATTAACACCATCAACCTTGATATAATGTTCGCCATAGGTTAGGCCAACAAGTTCACATGCTAGTTTAGCACGTTTTTCAAGAAAAACCTTTGTGTATTTCATAACACCATCTCCATCAATCGCTTGAGTCGACCGTCATATCCATTCCGCAGTGTTTGCATCGACCGGGAAGCCAACCACGATTATGATTTGCACCAGCACCTTCTTCTTTTTGATGCTTGCATATAGCAAATTCACCGAAGTTGTCAGGATATGCAAGAACATATCCGTTTCCACCATAAACATAGGGAGGAGATCCCATACCGGCACCAAACAGGAAGTACTGCGCCCATTGTTTATGCCCATTTATTAGAGCATATCCCCAACGCGGTTCCATCATATGACCACCGGAAGCAATATTACGCAACAGGAGGTCTGAAGGAAGTTTCTTGAAGTTGGGTAGAGGCACATCACCATTTACTATTGGCATGAGGTCTTTTTCATATTTGTAATCCATCATATATACTCCTGTTTAGAATTCGAATTCCATCTGTTTCGTTTCCACTAACTCCACACGATAATGATACATCCAATTTCCTTCTGAATAAGGATCATGAAAATTATCATCGAAACGAACACGAACATATGTCGGATCACAGAACATAACTGTTCCAATCCATCCTTTGGATGGACCACATGAATATGGATCATCACAAATATATTTGACTCGTTGTCCTTTTCTAAAAGGTAACATGGTTATCTCCTGGTTATAATAGATGGGCAGTATTTCATGCCCATCGATATAATCAGATCAATAATAAAAACCACTCCAAATAACAATGAAGATTGGATATGCCCATGAATAAAAAGTGCTTGTTTCCACGAGCGTTTCAAATGATTTTGGGGTATCTAAGAACATTTCATACATCATCAACTCCTAACGCACGATATTTGAATTTTGTTGTCTTGCTGATCGTATCACCTTCCCTATTCCACTTGGTTAACAGGCGATGAAACATCTTTTCTGTACCTGTCCACACACGTTCATTATCAATGAATGTATGGGTTATCACATCATCCTCAATATGAATACATGTCCTTTCATATTTGAAACTTGGACTCCGTGGTGTGTAATTGAAGCTGCACCAATCGTGACTCATGACTTACTCCCATATATGTCCAGCAATTTTATCCAACCGGCGAATAGCACGTGAAATTCCTTTCCGCCGATTATTTTCAATGCGTTGCCAGAAAAGAAAGACATTGTTTTGACCAACTTGACCCTCACAAGCCCGTCGAGCAACGTTGGCCATCGAAAACTCGTCAGTTGCTCTTAGCACATACCGTTTCAGAAGTGATTCTTTCATGACAATATCCTATTTGCGTGTAGGAACGTAGGCAACATCATCGTCACCACCTTCCCAAACAGCAACACCGTGACAACAAGTCTTCAGAAGGTATGAACCATCACGAAACATCATATAACCATAGACACCAGAACCTTCTTCGGCACCGATAGTTTAACAGGTCTTTCCCATACAGTCACGCTTTGAATATCTTTCATTTTACACTTTTCCATCCTACGAACTTTTTTCCTTGCGTCATCTTTATCAACAGCAAAGACAATGATCATATTGTCTGTGGTATTCACCTGAAACCACTCATGAAGTTTCATGATTAAACCTTTCCAGTATGGCGAAGGTTAATAATAGCATTGCCAATATCACAAATACTATTATTAACATTGCCGTCTTCAACCAGCATTTCAAGTGCCCAAGTAACTTCTTGGTAGGTTGTCTTTCTCTCTTTAAGAGTTGACAACGCCTCATTGATGAGCCTTATTTTCTTGTATAGTTTGAAGTCTACGAGGTCAGCCATGATGACCTCCAAGAGAAAACAGTCTTTCATATGCTACTTGTGACACGACTGCATATAGCTCCCATTTATCTTTGGCAGCATAAGCGCGCGTGATCTTGTTTTTGTCACGCAGCGTCACATACTGGTTGAACCAGTAGGCTTCAATATGACCGAAGTGAAACATTTTATTTCCTTTCACTTTCTTTTAGAGAAGATATTAGGTAGAGAAACAATAACACCTACAAGCAGTAGGAACACTAGAAACGCTTGAAGATCGCTCATGAAATGTCTCCTTCATCGGTTATACTGAGTGGGCAGTATTTCATGCCCACCTATATAATCATGAATTAACGCTATATAATTGGAAGATTGACGAACTCTTCCAATGAGATATTATCTTCACGTGCCTGTTGGAGATCATATCCAAGATCATTCACACCAAAAGGAATTCCTTTGGTTTCATAGTCGTCAATCAAGATACTGCACTCATTATATGTGCAGGTTCTTGAATTGTGTTCTACTAACCAATGATTCAACTCTCGTTGAATCCGAAGCTTTGCAATCTGAACAACTGTACACATGATATTATCCTTTCATTTATGTCCAGTTCAACACAATCAAATTCGCCCAAGGTTGCGGAAACTTCTGTTCGAATCTCTTAAAACCCTTGGGTAATCCAGTGATTGCAATTGCACGGTTAAGTTCAGGACCATCAGCTTGTACGAATTTGATGTGATTGAATTCATATTGGCTCAAATCATTACCAATATGATATTCATAATCCTTTCCACTCTCCAAGACTACCCA